GGTGCTTTCAAAAAGCTACTTAACGGAATAACCGAGCTGATGGGTACTGTTGATCAGAAAAAGTCTAATTTAGCTAAGTACAACCTCATAATTGATTTAGTCCAACAAAGATTAAATAAAGTGTCTCAGATTACTAATGAGCTATCCGAGATCATCACATCCATAACAACTCTGCTTGCCCTAGGCGACTCGAACGGAATGTTTGTTTGCAAGGGGAAGGGAACCAACCGAGACTTTGCTACAACACTAATCAACGCTCCTCTTCATCCGGATTATCCTGGAGTTGAATTCTTGGAGACAGTAGATCTAAATAAATCGGGCAATGAAATAAACCTGGAGCTCGGTAGGCAATCCCTTTTCTCTGGTGCAATGGCACTTCATTTGCAAGTGGTTGATGCATCAGAAGATACATTTAATGCGATTGTTGATCTATTTGCACAACAGGTGCAGCAATTAGGCACAACAGGTAGGGAGCCTTTAGCGGGTTCAATAGAGCGGTTCAATCAAATAGATATCTCTACAAATAGAAACCGAATAGAAAGCGAGGATTAGTATGCCTTCGATCAGTGGGTTGTCATTACCCTTAAGAATTACAACACGAGGCGGTTTTTCTCGTTCAATCGGAATAGAGAAGATAAAACAAAACTTAAAAGCATTGATTCTGACTTCAATGGGCGAGCGAGTTATGAGTCCAGGTATCGGGACTCTCGGTTATATGTATTTGTTTAGGAATATGACTTTTGAAGAAAGAAATCTCCTTGAGACACAAATAGCAACGAGTCTAGAAAGAGGAGAGCCGAACGTAATTATCACTGAAGTGGACATATTTGATGTCTCAGATCAGGGTCGTCTAAATGTTGTGGTAAAATTCAGAATAGATCAATATGACGAGAATTACGACATTTCAGTAATAGTGGAGGCTTGATATGGCTATTAGACCCGAACCGAGAACCCTAGGTGGATTGCCGGTACAAATCGATTATACAGCAAGAGATTATACTTCAATTAGAGACGAATTGATCAGACACATTGATTCAATTGCACCGAATTGGACTGACAGATCTTCATCTGATATAGGCATTACTTTGCTAGAAGCCATGGCATACATGGGTGATATCCTAAGCTACAATCTTGATCGGGTTCACAACGAGTCTTATCTAGCAACAGCACAGACGCAGCAGGCGGTATCGTACATCCTTAGATTGATTGGGTACAAGATGTCTCCACCTTCACCGGCGACCGTCTCCATGGTAATTACAACTACCCAAAACAATATTCTCCTACCAGAGGGGTTCACTGTAAAAACATCTGACGATGAAGAGGTCCTAGAGTATCAACTCACAGAAGACGTTCTATTAGCCAATGCAGGCCGTTATGCGGTCTCATACGATGTGAACAATGCAATTAGGATTTTCAGCGATCCTGCGATCATTACAGATGATCGTTTAGTGTTTGTAGCCGGTCGATCAATTACAGAACAACTTGCGGTATCCACAGGTGAAGCTGATCAAGCTTACCTTACTTCTCAAGGTCCTGCATGCATGTCTACAGATTCAAGCTCTCCTGTACGTTTATTTGTAGGTTCTACTGAATGGACAGGTAAGACCTCTTTTGTCGGTACAGAGGCAATAGACACTGTTTATGTGTATGACTTCTTAGTTGATGGGGGAATCCTGATTACTTTCGGAGATGGAGTGCTAGGTGCAATCCCGGCAATCGGTGAAGTTATCTCAATCACATATAGAATCAACGGAGGAGAAGAGACTAATCGAGCGGGTGTGGGTACAATCACATCGTTTACCCCATTGGCGGGCGTGTCTAGTGTGTATAATATTAGCCAACCTAGCGGCGGTACAGATCGTGAGACTCTAGATCATGCACGTAAACATGGGCCTTTATCGTTGAGAGCGATGGATCGGTGTGTCACATTAGAAGACTTTGAGACCATGGCAGTCAACACGCCAGGTGGCGGTATTCGATCAGCTAGAGCAGTACGTGGTCTAAGTGCAATTGATGTTGATGTTTATGTAGCTAGTGAAGGAGACAATCCTGTACCGAGCGGCTTTTGGTTTGCAGACATTAACAATGGTTATGGAACCATCGGGGCGGTAGGCCGTTGGTTAAATCAGAAGAAACCGATTCCAACTCGATTGAATGTTTTGGCTCCAACTATGATTGAGATATACATCAAGGCTAATATTTATGTTTATGCCAATGTACTCAGATCAACTGCACAAGAAGAAGTAGATATATCGCTACAACGGTTATTCAACACCATCACCGATGGATTTGGTGAAGGGTTGCCTTTATCGGCTGTACATCAAGCGATTGAAAACACAAGGGGTGTTGATTATGTTGACATCATTCAAATGTACAAAAAACCAAAAATGAGGTTGTTAAATGGGAATCAAGATGCGTTTGATACTGCTGTTGTGTCTTTCTTTGATTTTGGTCGGAATATTACTGCGCAGTCGTACGAACTGCTTTGGCTAAGTGTGGATACGTTTAAGCTCAAAGGTTCTGAAACCGGGTCAATATTGACTTCAACAGGAAGTGAGCAGATCTTCTCAACAACTGAGACTAGCAGTATCTACATATATCCGGCAGATACAACAAACAATCCAGATCAAGAACTTCAATTCAAACTTAACTTTGCATTCAATCAAGACCTCCCTGCACGAGGCAATATTTGGACATTCAGTGTGGGCAGTTATGCCGGGAATATTAATTGTGAAGACCACGAGATATTAGCTTCACCGATTGGCAATAATCTTAGGCTTAATGCAACTAATATTGACCTCACCTTCCTAGGGGGAATCTAATGGCGACACATGAGCAGTGGCAATTTTCTTTTGTAAAAGAAAAGGGAAGCGATGTAATCAACGTGCCTGCTCTGGGCGCAAAGATCCCATTAATTGTAGAACAGAGTGCTTTAAACAATGGAGCAATCCTTGATCCGAATCAACCAACTACAGGAGTAACAGGAGAACACAATCGAGTCCGATATGGTTTTCCATCAAATCCGGTTGGCTTTACTTTGACAGGTAATGTGAAACTCCTAAAGAAGAAGAAAGAGTTTCCACGCTCTGCTGCTGATTCTACTGCGGATGTTGTCTTTTCAACAACTTTAAGTGGAGATCGAGATGTTTATCTAGATTATGTAGACCATGAAGCATCGGGAAAACAGAACGTTTGGTATTATACTGTCTTCTATGAGCTAACAAGAACTGTTGATGATACGAATGTTTGGGCATACTCCTCAATACATGGGCATGACCGAGCTTTTGTGTTAAAGAATGGTGAATCCACCTATGGCAATAGGCTATTCAACTATTTGCCTGTGGGCATTCGACTTTTAGATGAATCCGAGGGTGATGACACAATAAGTAAGATTGATCAAATCATGGGTAAAGCCCTAGATGAGTTCAAACAACACCTGGATCACTTCTCAGCTAATATGTTTGATATTGCCAATGTTGATGCGCACCTACTTCCATACATCGATCAGATGCTAGGTTGGCCAACCAATTTTGAGCTACGGGAGCTTCGGCGGCGTAAAGAAACAGCTAATGCAATCACGCTTTGGAAAAAGAAGAGCACTGCTCTTAATGTAGAGTTTGCTGCACAGACTTTAACAGGTTGGGATACTGAGCTAGTAGAAGGCCATAACTACGTACTGAGCACATACGGCGGGGAGGATGTGCATGATCCAAACACACCCCCAACAGGATGGGTTGAATCAACAGATGGGGTTTGGGCAGATATTGTCAATGCAATGCCATTCAACGGAACGGTAAACCTTGCTGATCCAGGCTCAGTTCGTATCCAAGGAAGATCTACAGATAACTATCGAGTTATTGCAGAAAATGAATTACATGGTTGGCGCAATCCCTATGGAGTGCTAGTACAGTTGATTTCACAAATTAGTGATGAAGATCCATTGATATCTGATTTAGCTAAAAACAAGTTAAGACGACTCATTAGTTATCTTCTCATTCATTATGCCAATGCACACATACAAGTTGATGACTACAATTTAGAAAATTTTGTGTTATCATTTACCGAATCACACCAGGATGATTTGAGAGTACCTGATTCATCAGAGCTCAATATAGTTGAAACTATTACAACCTCTTGGAACGTAGGAAGCCTGCACACATACCCCCATCCAGACTCGAATATTTCATTGGCACAGAACGGGACTTGGACGAGCGGAGTAACAGATATCGCAAGACTTCCCCATGCAGCTATAGGATAAAAAATGGATTGCAAATTACATATAATAGGAAAGTATCAAGATACATTGATTTGGAAGAACTCAATCGGGCTAACAAGAAAAGAAGTGCGTCCTTTTCGTTTTAACCAAGTACAAGACTCTTCATTGAATCTAATTACAGGATTACTAACAGATTCTTCAAACATGGCTTCACCCCCGGTGGCTAACCTTGGAGCAATCACTTTTTTGGCGGTTGGTTCTGGTCAGTCAACCTGGGATGCAGACCCATCTAACGTAGTTAAACCAACTACTCAAACAACCCTACAAACAGAAACGTTTAGATTCTCATTGTCTCCAAACGACTTTACTTTCCTAGACGCAAGTACCGGAGCTGCACTAAATCCCCAAGCACTCTCAAGTCGATTCAAAGTGTCTTACACACTAGGTACGGCGGATGCCAACGGAGACCTTAGAGAGTTCGGCCTTTTTGGGGGTAATGCGACATCTAGTCTAGACTCAGGTATCATGTTTAATTGGATCACACATCCACTTATCCAAAAAGACAACACACTAACAATTCAAAGAACAATTGATATTGCCTTCTCAATCAACAGGAGTTAAGAATGCCATCTAATACACCTAATCTTAGTGATGCTCTACACGAGTTCGACAAGAGCAAACAATATAAACGAGTCGTATTCCAACAAGGTAAGCCAATCCTGGATATTGACTTGAATGACATGACCGAAGCTATTGAAGCACAGACTCAATCTCTTCTCATTGAAAAGATGGGCTTTGGGCCTCCCCAATTAGATTACCGTGAGTGGGCAATCCGAAGTGTTGATGGAGATCCGACTTCAACTCGGAATAATCACAATATGGCATTCACTCTAGGACGCTTAGATACTAGAAAAGGGATTGTAGATACAACCCACCTAAAAGATAGCGACCCAAACAAAGAAAACAGCGTCATCTTTGACACATACAAGATGGAAGTCGCAACGACATCAAACAACACTGATCGATTGTATGCAAACTATATCCTAAAAGGAGCTGCAACCGGTGGTACCACTAACAAGTTGATTGATGCCAACAAGAACTTTGTAGCCGATATGGGTTTAGGTGGTATCAGTTATAACAATACTGTCACACGAGAGTATTCAACTTTGGTTTCGCAAGTAAATTCATTACAAGATACCACTTCAGTGCCTTTTCATATCAATATCGAAGAGAGTGCCTGCCGAGTCGTCTTTGTAGGTAATGTCACTGCGGCATTGGCTAATGTCAGTCGTAATATTACAGGTGTTAACGGAACCACTCTTACTTTAGATGGCGCAAATTTACCATCAGCTCCTGTTAACGGAGATCAATACTACATTGTGCCTGCAAATACCATGGAAGAGTATGCAACTCTTTACAACGCAACAACAACCAAAGCAGCAAGTCTTAGCGAAGGATTGACCGGGCTTCCTCAGTTAATGCCCTACGTTCAAGTATTTGAAGAAGATATCTCCTCTGAAGAAGACTCTTCGATTCAGTCAACTTTACTTGGTAGTGAAACGACACATCGTACACAATTGCGTTGGTGTATTCGGATTGCAAAAGTAAAGATGAGTGTTGATGGAGATCAATACAACTCAGTCAATGTAGGCAACCTGGAGTTGTCTCATATCTTTACTCGGTTCAATGCTATTTCTGAGTATGAATATCAAACAATGCTTGACTCAGTTGATGCAACAGTATCCAATGATCCTACTTTTTTCCAAACACACTTTTGGAAAGAGTTCAATCAAGATGGCACTGCTAGATTAACTAACATGGAGCATCAGGCATCTCCATATAAAGACCTCGGTCTAAGTCCTCTTCACTTCTTCAATGCAGAAGAAATGACTTTAGATCGATTGATGTGGGGATACTTAAAAGCAGAACTATTGACTGCTTTAGGGCCTAATTTCAACGATGTACAGATTTTGGCTTTGTTTAATAGTGAATCAAAGACAGCTACAGGAGATCCAGCAAACGAGACTCTTGATCCAGTCTTTTTTCCCGGCAAAGTGCGGGGAACAACAGAACCAATTGTTCACTCTTTCTTAAGTGTCTCTTTCCCTACTGATCAGAATTTCACTTTTTCTTATACAGAAGTTGTACCAGGTAAGTTTAAGTCTCCTCCAAAAATCTTTTCTTCTCAAGCTGATGTTGGCTTAGAAGAAATGAAATCAAGATCTCTTTTTGGATACAAAGGAGGTCTAATCGTTGGACCGACAGCTCCTCTTGTATTTAAGAGCCAAAGTGAGCATATTGCATTCCTAGATCAAATTGTAATGGGAATGAGTGGGTTAGGTTCGGTGCAAGGGATTACAACACAATATGATGAGTCAAGTCGATTGCCATCTAGTGTAGACTATTATCTTGATAATACAACTTCAAGTCTAGCTCAAAGTGGCTATGGACTAGGGTCAATTAATCCTATTTCTCCAATCAGTTCTGCTGCACGTCCAACAGGATTCATTGCTGGATCTCAAAAGTATTTACTTCGTGAAAAAGGTAGCCGAGCTTCACATGAAGTAAATTGGGATGATGATGACTTCGGATGGAGTTTCTTCAAAAAAGAGGATACAGAGCTAAGAGGAGATGCAACAACACCTGGACCAACAAACCTTGCTATTCGTCAATGGGATGAAGGTCCTGCACAGGCTGTTGCTTTTCAAAACGGAATTAACTTTAGAAAACTTGCAATCAAGACTATTGCTCATAAGAGTATGGACTTGTTTACGATTTCTGAGGTACCACCAAACGAGAATGTAAATTACTTCTCAAGTCAAACCGGATCAAAGTTTTCTGCAATTGGTTTTCAGTATCCAAAGGGAGTTGTGACAACAACTTCTTTACTTGGATTAGACTCATATAGTGGGGTTGGATCTGATATAGCAACTCTTTCTTCTTTTAAGAGTTCGCTGCTATACCACCCAACAACAAACACAGAATATAATCTACCTGCATTAATCAATGGGTACAGACCACCAACAGCTATGATTACGCATGGCGGGACAAGAGATTCTAGCAACACAGATCTGAGTGCATATTACGGTCCTTGGAATCGTTTCGATTCAACCGAGATTGAGACAAACGCAGGTGCAGGTAATCCATCAAACGTGCCAATGGATACTTGGGCAAACCGATGTACAAGCATGAGACTTCGGTATCATATCGGAGACTTTTATCCTGGTAGTAATGACTCACGAGGTATTCCTGCAAATGAGCTTGTAGATTCACTTAACTTGTTTGTTCGAGTTGAGCCACTTAGTCTTACACATTGGATGACAATGCCCAAGCATCAACACTCAATCCTAGAGAATTCATTCTCAATGGCAGAGGGTATTGAAGCGTTGTTAAAAGTTTCTCATGGGCTTGGAGATACCCAAAAGTTGATTAATTCGTCTAATCAACCATTGGTTCAATCAACTTCTCCTGCACAAACAGTGGGCTTACCTAACACATCAGGGACAATTGTACAAGCAGACGTTGGTACAGTTGATGCACTAGACCTTCCTTTTGACTATCATGCGCACCCATTCGTTCACTGGTATCATCCTGCTCAACATCTGATTACAGGCCCACATCCAAGTGGTCATAGATATTCTGGTGGAGAAAAATATACTGTTTATCCTAAATTTGGTCGAAGAAGTATGATTATCCCTGCTCTAGTGCCTTTTGAAGGGATAGGGGACACAGATACTTTAATTTCAACCCCAAATACTATTCAAGATTTGTATGATGATAGATTGAGTTTGCATGATGATACTAACTCAGAATTGACTGCTCAATCGGGTAATACTATGGGTATTGCTAAATTTGATTCAGGTTCAAATACACATAAAGCAACCTTAGATCGATCAGTTTTTCCTTACTTACCACATTCAACAAGAGCAGAAGATCAAGACCTTACAAAAGCAGGCGAAAATGCCCAAACGGTATCTTATGTAGGTGGTAGTTTTACAATTAGAGAGAATAGTTTTGTTTTCCCTCATGTACCGCAAGATAATCAAAGCACTGTACCAGGTCCTGTTTTTATTCCTGCAAGCAGACAGTTTGCTAAACAAGACTTTAATCAATCAGCAGGTCAACTTGATATTGGTTTTTACCAACCATATCTTTCAGAAAACCCATATACCAAGTTCCCAAATGATCTTACAGAAATTGATGGTACTACATTCCCATACGATGAGTATTTGACACATTACTTAAAACCAAACGACACAAACTATCCAAGTGGTACTGATTTTGTAAATAAATTAGGTAATGATTTAGTGAATTCATACCCAACGTGGTCTGTACCTGTTTTACGTGCTGCAATCAGAACAACAACTGTAGCGTCAATTGTTGATTTAGTAAGAACATCGTTTACTACTGCTCTATCGAGTGGATCTTTGTCTAGCGAATATACATTCACTATGCCTGCAACTAGTCATACAGCTCAAGGATATAGTAATCAAACACCGGGTCTTGGACCTGATTCTCCTGTAGATACTTTATTTGCCGGAGACACAGGGACAGCAACAGGTGGTCGATTGTTTAGAAGCGGATTTATGAACCCACTAAACTTAGGTATGGGGTCGTACATTAAAGATCTAGGTCTTGTATCAAACTACCTGGAGAATAATGATGTTATTAATGATTCATTTCAATACTCAAAAGCATTGATGGGTGAAACGGCTCAAGCAAACACACACATTCTAGATGTGTTTACTGCTTTAAGCAGACAAGGGCTACAACAAAAACTTCTTTGGAATTGCTCTTTCCGAGTTCTACATCATCGACCGAACGGACGAACTAACAACCAAACGAGCTTTTTGTCTACTGCACCCAAGTCTTTGACTGAAGTCTTTTTAGCACACGATCGAACAGAGAATGCAACACATACAATAACAAACAATCCATTTACGGGTGTTCCCAGTACGCCGAATAAGAAACCCTATATTAACTTGCTTGCAATGCATCCAGGTTCTACACAGATTCCGGGATCAATTTACTTTAGACATTTATACCCTATGGTGTCTGATTCGACCGGCGGATCTCAAACAGCGAGTTCATATACGGATTCAAGTGGTATTCTTCAATACAACTATTCTCAACCTGCTGTTCAAACATCATCAATGGGTGATACCTTTGCTGCAGATCCATTCGATTATGCAATGAGCCAAGCTCAACTTGCAGCCAATAATCCGATGCGAGCAACTGAGAACACAAACAGAAACAGCGGTATTGAGATTGAATTGATGAGTGAGTTGAATAGAGCGTTTACAAACAAGACTGCCCTTAACCTGGATGGTGTTGCTACAATAAACGGAACAAACTTCTCACTTATCGATACAATGCCAAGTGCAAACGAGTTGACCTTGCCAGGTGATCACGAAATTGTGTTTGTTCTTTACACAGGTCATTACGGACTTAAGATTCACGACACAGATGATGATGTTGATACTTCTTATATCCCTTCTGTAGCCGGGTGTCATTTGACTGCAACAATTGAAGTCAATCGACCTTCTGAGCGTAAAGATTCTACAAGTACAGATGAGCATCATTACGGCAAGACTGTTGATGGCAATCCGATTAAAACTTATTCTATTTTGTCTTCTAAGGAGTAAACGATGGAAGAGATCTTAAAACAACTAGCTGAAGTATTACTGCCAATATTTGGTGCGTTATTAACTGCATTAGCCACTTACGGCTCAAATCTTGTCCTTAAGCGACTTGGGATCAAACTTCAAGAAGACCATCAACGGATGGTTAGAGGAGTGATTCGATCAGGTATCGCAGGAGCTGAGGAATGGGCTTATCGTAAAGCAAAGATCAAGGGTGATCCAATTGCCGGTGCCGAAAAAGCTCAGTGGGTACATGAACGGGTTAAGAAATCATTTCCTAAATTAGCCTCAGATGAGTTAGACTTACTTATCGATGAAGAATTAGCTAAAATGAAATCCGTTGGAGCTACAGGCGAAAAGAGACTTGACGCATGATTGAATTGATTATTGGTTTACTATCTACTCTAGTTCCTCTTATTTTGAATGCAGTTTGTGATAAAATGGATCGCAAACCGGATGAGAAAAAGTTGGAAGGATTAGATAATGAAATCAAAAATCTCACAGATGCCGAGTCTGACGAAGATGTTGCTGTCGCTTGGGGTAGCCATGATTATCGGCTGCGGGCCTTATTGCGAGAAGCCAAACAGAAACAATCCCAAAGATCCTAAAGATCATGTCATAGTTGTTGAAAAGTCAGAAATCATAGAACTTGAAGATGGATCATTTAAAGTATCCAAAGGCTGGATGCAAGAACGGATGGCGTTCGAGCAGGAGCTCATGGATTCTCTTAATTACTGCTTACAAGGAACAACTGAAAAATGATTTCTGGTATATACAACATGACCATAGAGCAAGGTAGCACATTTAAACTTGCCCTATATTGGAAAAATAGCGCAAACAACCCAATTGATATGACTAACTATACTGCTAAAATGCAGATCAGGTCATCAACCGGGGCAAGCGTAAAACTTTTGGAGGCAACGACCTCTTCTGATGAGATTGTTATTTATCCACTTCAAGGTGCAATAAATATCACAATAGGACATCAACAAACTGCACAACTAGCTCCGTCAGTAGCAGTTTATGATTTAGAAGTAACTTCGCCCCAGGGGGAAGTATTTAAATTGCTAAAAGGACGAGTACGAATCGAAGGAGAAGTAACACGATGAAAGTCGATGTATATCCAAATATAACAAATGTAGAAGTATATGAGAATCCAATCTCAATCCCGGTTGACGCATCATGGGAGAAAATGGTTTTCACTGTCCCTGATCCTGTGGTCAATACATTTACGTTGAATCACGAACCCATGGTTGATCGAGATGGGGACTTTGTTCTGACAGTGACTTTCAACTCAGTAATGGCAGACTACGGAGATGATTACACGCTAGATGGCAAGGTGATTACATGGGTAAGTAATATTGCCCTAGAAGCAGGTGAAGAACTCGTTGTTTGGTATTCCCCAAAACAGCTTTATGGATCAGTACCTGGCGCAAGTGAAGTATCTTCTTTAAATCACCTTACAGACGTGACGATTGCGGGTCCGACTGAAGGACAGATCTTAATTAGAAACAACTCAAACAACTTCGTAAATGCTAACCTAACTGCCGGTGATGATATCTCAATCACTTCTGGTTCTGGTACAATCACAATTACTTCTACTGCTTCGGCTGTATTGCCTCTAGCAATCAATACAGTAGATATAAATGTTGTAGTAAACAATGCATATTTGTTCCAAACAAACAGTGCATCATTAACTGCAACACTACCTGTCACTGCCCAAAGAGGGGATACAATCGAGATATCACGCTTCGGTTTAGAAAATGTGACGGTAGCACGTAATGGACATAAGATTAACGGTCAAGATTCAGATTATGTACTCTCTTCTGACTTAACACATAAAACATTTCGATATGCAGATGCAAATATCGGATGGTTTACTGGATAAGATATGAAAGTTAAAGCTAAACAAATACAAATTACAAACGGTAAATTATTAATCGGTGGATCTTCTACATCCACCGAAACAGGATATACCATCCCTGCATCTGTAGGATCAAATGGTCATGTCCTTACTTCAGATGGAACCAATGTGATTTTCCAAGCAACAAGTGGAAGTAGCACTTCCATATCTGATGCAGACAGCAACACAAAGATCCAAGTAGAAGAATCTTCAGATGAAAATAAAATTAGATTTGATACCGCTGGCACAGAACGTATGATTATTGCTGATGATGGTAAGGTTGGTATTGGGACATCAACCCCAAGCCACGCTTTAGACATAAGTGGTGACTTAAGAGTTCGTGGTAATGGCATTAGAGACAATAGTGGTAATGTTGCTATAACTATGGATGGTAGTGCTAACGTTACTATTCCTAACAATCTTATTGTTGATGGAGATGGAAGTGCTAACGGCATTACAATTACTGATGGCAGTATTGCAATGCGTACAGGTACGGGTAGTGTTGCTAAGATTGACATGTACTGTGAATCTAGTAATGCACACTATGTATCCTTAAAACCCCCTCCTCATGCTGATTTTTCGGGAAACATTGATTTTATTTTGCCTAGCACAGAAGGTTCTTCTGGTCAGTATTTAAAAACCGATGGCAATGGAAAGACTAGTTGGGGAACTGTAAGTGCAGGGGGCGGTGGTGGCTTAACATACTCTGCTCAAACATCTTCTTCTTTTACAATCGCAGTAGACCATCACTATTCTGTTAACATTGGTTCAGCTACTACGTTAACCTTACCTTCTAGCGGTTCGGGTCAGATAAGTTTTAAGAATATGAACTCAGCTACACTAACCGTACAAGCAGCTAGTGGTAAAACCTTAGATGGCACTACCGCAGGGTCTGTGGCACTTTCGCAGTATGAAGCTGTGACCGTGATTACAGATGGTTCGGGGAATTGGGAAATCAGATGACCTATATTGATTTAAACCACCCGCAAAAAGCGTTGAAGGTAGTAAAGAATTTTGAGACATTTGCTTGGGATGGTTTTACTCCCGATACCGAAACTTTTTATAAAGTTGTCTCACCGGGAGACACGACCTGGACCAATTGGGGTGCAGCAGACAGTAATGCAAATACAATATTCCTTGCTGACGCTACCACCGCAGGAAGTGGTACAGGCACGGCTATCATAGTAGCACAAAAGACATCGAACGCTTTTAATCTGTTATGCGGTACCGATATCGATTACACTCCTCCCGCAGGAGCGACTAAAGTAATCTACGAATTTAACTCTGTATATACTTATTACGGAAGCGAAAACAATCTCACTGTTAAACTTCAATACGGTTCAGATATAGATAATTTGGCGGATATAGATACCGATAATTACATAAACTCGTATGGACAAACTGACGAGTCCATTTCTGGCTATTTTGGAAGCGATTTCTTACAAGTAAGATACGTAATTCCTGCGTGGACAGGACAGAAGACTCTAGCTTTACAAACTAAAAGTGAGCACCACAGGTCAACAGCTACCGATAATTATTCAATAATACATGTAACTACGACAAGAACGGGAACGTCAGACAACACCGATGTAGGGGATGACGAACTATTTTATAACCCCTTCATTATTTGTTACTCTATTTAAGGAGCTTATATATGACGTATTTATACACAAATTCGTTTTCTCCTAAAGAAAAAACCGCAATAGAGACAAGTCCCGCAAAACAGAATAACTTTAGTACTAGCTCATATACTACTATCGACTATTCAGAAATTGCCTTTAAGCCCACAAACAGCCTAGACAAACACGTTATTTACGAGTACACGGCTTTTATGGGTAAAGACGGAAGCGGGTCTACCACTGTTAACCTTATGATTAAATTAGAAAAGAATGATGGAAACGGCTGGGCGGATTTTGGAGATAATACGGAGGTATTAGTAGGCTCCACTCACGGAGACAGGCGAATGCAGTCTATTGTAGTAGTTCGGTTTATATTAGATTCGTGGGGTACTTCTGAGGTAAGCTTAAGGCTATCGGGTAAACGAGTGAACGGAGATATAAGGTTACACAACCTTAATGCATTTGGGGGGGAAAGTGGGGCAAGCTTTAGCGGATCGGACTTATTTTACTACCCTCACATAAAATGTTATTCTACGAGGTAATTATGTATAAGTTAAAAACAGGTACGGGCCTTCGTAAAAGTATGGTTATACAAAATAGCAGTCTTTCCGCACAAGATTTGACTACAACTCAAGCAGATTTAACGGGTACAGAAGTCGCATATACGTGTGAAACAAATGCTAGCTATATAGTTTACGAGATAACCGCTCAATGGAATCACCTACACACTTCAACTTATGACCATATTTATTTTTGGGTCGAATTATGGGAGAAGGTTGGAGACACTTGGAGCTCGATGGGTGCGGGTTATAGGTGGACTGAAATTTTCATATACCTGAAGGGTCAGGATGTCATGCACGCAACTTTTAGGCTACCATCCTACACGGGAGAGCGTTCTTATAAATTACGTGTTAGAGCTTACTCAGGTAGACGGCCCACTTTTAACGAAGACGAAGAAGGCAATACTTACGATCTAATTGTAAAAATGTATAGCGTCCTTTAAATTTTACATAAAAATTAAGTAGTTCATTTAAAACTAAATTATAATTAAGTTAATTCTTTCTTAACCATACATTGCAATATAGCCCCGAGGTTAATACGCATGAAAATAAAGCCAAAGCAACTAAACATTACAAATGGAAAACTTATCGTAGGGTCGAACGACTCTACCTTAGAAACTTCTTTTACTTTTCCTGCATCAATTGGCACGTCTGGTTATGTCCTTGCCTCTGATGGCACAAATGTGGTTTTCCAAGCGCTAAGTAGTGGTGGTGGCTCCTCGTATACAGGAAATTATGAGTCTATTACTAACTCATCTAGCCCTGTTACTGCTGAAATTAATCATCACTACGGTGCAAATACAAGTGGAGGTGCAATTGTATTCAACCTCCCCGCTTTAAGCGGTCTAACGGGTGGAGAGGAATTACGAATTAAGTTAAACACAGCAGGCAACAACTTAACGATTACTGCAAATGGATCCGACACAATTGAAGGAGCAGGCAACTCAACTTATGTTATGTCTATTGCTAAAGAAGCGGTCACCTGTGTTGCATCATCTGGAACCAATTGGGAGATCATATAATGAGTCACAATAAAATTAAAGTTGCAGGACAGTCTCCAAATACTTCTGGAGAAGTCTCAGTTTCTCTAAATAATCTTTCTGATGTTTCCGCAGCGTCTCCGTCAAATGATGACGTTTTAAAATATAGCTCAGGCTCATGGGTTAACTCTACGATTTCTTCTTTATCTACAACCGTTCAATTTATCTATATTGGAGAAGGTGCAAGTGATAACTATTTTAATAGTGGTTTGACCACAATAGGGCAGGGTGATGAATTACGCTTGTATGATACAAGTCCAACAAACACTATAACCGGCGCAACAATTACAAAAGAAGGGTCAACGGATTGGATTAAATATATAACTTTGCCTGCAGGGGAATATCAAGTAATCTCACAAGTAAGAGTTAAATTTAGTGCAAGCGGTTACCTTGTGTATAGAGTTGTTGAAGATCCCACGGGAACAAAAAGCGATCTAACTCCTTATTCCGTCATTGGAGAAAATGCCGATAGTTATGCACAGGGGGTTTCTCAAACCCTTCAGGGGTATCTTAATCTATCTACATCAACTGAAATTGGCTTGTGTATTGAGGGCGTTCAAAACGTAGATCCTGTGTCCGTCACGGATAGTCAAGGGAATGTTACTTATCCGCAAGGGGATATAATTAGTCAATTCTCTTATCTCTTCATTGAAAAGTTGAGTTAAGTGATGTCACACAATAAAATTAAAGTAGGAGGGCAGTCTCCGAATACATCTGGAGAAATTAACGTCCCCTTAAATAATCTTTCTGATGTTTCTGTTGAGTCGCCAAGTGAAAGTCAAGTTTTACAATATAGTTCAGGATCCTGGATCCCAGCACATCGAGGACCGCAAGCACAGAAAGAAATTGCATATAGTTTTATAGCGCCATTTTCAGTCGCATATAGTGGCGGCACGGGAAATTATTCTTTCAGTGGTCACCAAAGGTTTATGTTTAGGGTAAAAAATGGAGATATCGAACAGAACGGGGTAAATCACATTACAATCGGTTTTAGTAATAATACTTGGAAAAATGGTTGGCAATTTCCTACTATAGGAAATTATTTAATATTTATGAGCTTACAACACTATGGATCAGGTGAAGCAATTTGGCAATTTTATGATGAGACAAATACAACATTTTTTGGTCCCAAATTTAGAATGAGTAGCTCTACTGACAAAATGCCTGTATTAGTTCAACCATTTACAAGCACTTCAACAAATCAACAAGTCAGTTTAAAATTACAAGCTCTCACAACACCTTCAGCTGTTGGAAGGCCGCAAGAAATGCGTGCTGTTTCAATTAACATTTACAAACTTTAAGGATTGGTCATGTTTTTAAAAGTCTACTGCCCCTCTGATATCGTTGCTGGCGATGTTCTTTATTATAATTCAACCACTCAACTCTGGGAGCGTGCTAATACTATTGCCCATCCGGTTTGTGTTGCTCGCACAGATGCACAAGTCAGAGGGGATGGATATGAAGTTGATGCCGTTTTTGCAGGCCCTGTCTTAGCAAAAGCATCTCGTTCAATTCCTGTTTCGGGAGGAGAGCTACAAGTAGAAAATGGTGGCGTTTACGTAGACAATAATACTAATGGTCAAGGTATCATTTGCCCTCAATTTATTGATAATTCAAATCCTCGAAATCCGGGTGATTTAGTTCAAATAGTTATTAGATAATTTTTTTCTTAACCATACATTGCAATAAGGAGATCCAGTATGGCTTTAATTAAAGGAAAACAACTCGCCGATAGTGCGATCAGTTCAGCGAAAATTGCTGATTTATCGATTACGACAGCTAAAATTGCTGCAGAGGCTATTATTCCATCTAAGATGGATCTTACAAGTCAAACATACGACTTTTCTTCAGCTACACTACAAGCAGGCACTCCATCAAACAATACTGATGTAGCTAACAAAGCTTATGTTGACAGTGTTGCCGGCTCTGGACTCGAAGTTAAACAATCAGTTCGAGCTATAGATGTTGATTCTTATTTTGACAATTGGACATACTCTAGTTCTTCATTAACATTAACTTCACCAACATCAACACTTAACGTGACTATTGATGGGGTTGCTGTTGTTGTAGGTAATCGAGTTTTGGTTCAAAGTCAATCAACACAAACCGAAAACGGAGTTTATACTTTAACTGCAACAGGTGATGGAAATTTAACTTCTTTTGTCTTAACTCGTGCAGGAGATTTTGATGCTACAGCCGACATCTCTGCAAATAACTTTTTCTTTGTTGAAGAAGGTACAAATTATAAAGATACAGGATGGGTATTAACTACAAACGAAACGATTACTCTTGACTCTAGTGATTTGACTTTTCAACAATTCTCCGGAGCGGGTTCAATCACTGCCGGAAACGGTTTATCTAAATCAGGCGACACACTATCTGTAGCACCGGTTTCATCTCACTCTGGACTTTCTGTGTCTGCAAGTGGAATTAAGCTAGATCACACCACTTTAGCAGCAGGGTCAATCTCTTCTGCAACTACGCCCAGATACTTTGGTTTTGATGGAACAAACAATGTTCAATTCAGTATTGGAACCATTTTGAATAAAAGCCTACCTACCGCTAATGGGTTTCTTGGATCAGCGGGAGTTTACTCTGTTAGATTGAATTCAACCGGTGGCCTTGAGTTAAATAGCGGTGAATTCCGAATTAAAAAAGATGGAAACTCTTTGACTTCAGACTCCAACGGACTTTCTGTACAGCTTAACAGTGAAAACTCAGTTAGTGTGACTTCAACGGGGTTGGTAGCTCCTGTTTTACGTACTGATCGATTAGGACAAAGCCCTTCGGCGGTATCTAGTTCAACAGGAACCACAGGACTTGCGATCCCATCTGGTATTACTGTGCCTACAGGTGGTGCAGTATCTGTATTTGTAAACGGAATCAAAGCTAACCTGGGTGCAGCAACTTCTTCTCAATGCTTTTTCTCTGCTGATAGTGGTTCAAGTGCTCGTGCTTTGAATGCTATCGTTGCAGGAGATGTTTTGTATTGGAATCCCGCTGCTAGTGGTTCATATGATTTAGAAACTAGTGATGTCGTTGATATCATTTATGCATCATTAACTGCATAAGGATAAATAATGGGATATACTAAGAAGAAAAAGAAGACAAAGCCTAAAAAATAAAGTATAGTTATTACAGGTTATAGGTACTCCTTTCCGACAGGAAAGAAAAAATGGTCTTGGTTGAAATTTCAATTGAGGCCATTTTTTTTTGTAAAATTTATTCGGAGCAAATCGATGTTAAAAAAACTGAAGCCCATCTATTTTGAGAACAGTAAAGTTCCAGTATTTCTTTCTTACTTTTCTCCAATCAACATAAATGCCATCACAATCGTCTTTTTTGTCTTCTCTAGGGGTAAGCTAGGAGATAGGGTCAAAAATCACGAGAGAATCCATTTACAGCAGTATTTAGAGTGTCTAATCATTCCGTTCCTAATCATATATCTAGTAGACTATGTTGTTGGGTATATAAAATACCGGGATGGAAAGAAGGCATATAGAATGATTCGATTTGAGCAAGAAGCTTATTCTCACGACTCTGACCTGGAGTATTCTGAGAAAAGAAAACACTACTCTTGGTTCAAGTATAGAATCTGAACAACTCTCTTACGTACGTATGCGCACGTACACGTGAGCGTGTTGTTTTTATTTATATATATATATTTATTTATCTAGGATAATAAAACAAACACGCTCGCACGCACGTACGTGAGAGATCTCCAGGTTTTTTCAGAAAAGTTGTTGAAAAGTCTGTTTTTTATATTCATGTAGATAAGTGTAGGACAAAATGAGTAAAAGTGATTTAGAAAAAGTGAAGTCTAGAGTAATTAACTTTAGAAAGACAAACGATGTCAGCTATTTAGATCCAGATGTTCTTTATGTATGTGTTGAGAATTCTTTGATGTTGAACAATTTAGATCCCCAAAAAGAGTGGGTTGTTTTAAAAGTTCTCAGCGGTCCTAGGCCATATCGAATTGGGGAGTGGATTCTCGTATTAGAGTACGATGGACTAGGTTTTTACAAAAAGAACCCAAAATTTTATATATAAAAATCATCACTGTTATATATTTTATGTATAAAAATTATTGACAATATTTAACACCAAACACATACTCTCCTTACTTTTAACAAAAAGGAGATGACATGGTTAAACTTAATCCGGAAGATAAAACACTTATTATCAATTTAAATTACAAGGCCGGAAGAAGCCTTGCAGAGATGGTTCTTCAGTCTATTTGGACATATGCTGCACAAGAACCTCAAGATCGAGCGATCATCATGCAAATGAATCGTATGGTTCATGGGCAGGAGCCGATGGCTGATGTGGATTTGATGGACTACACTGATGTGGAGGGGTTGCAATGATTAATTGGAACGGAGTTGAAGAAAAAGGGTTTGCGGGTGTATCTCGTGCTTTGCTTGGACATTACCGAGATCTAAATATCACGATGGAGGAAGCTCTCCTGGTTATGCATATCCTAGACTATGCATGGCTTGGTCAAAATCCTTTTCCAGGTACGAAGTGGTTGAGTGATAAAACGGGTAAATCAGATCAAACAATCCGAATGTATCTACGAAGCCTATGCGCTAAAGACTACCTCGTTCAAGTGCAAGACAAGAAGCGTGGCAACACATATGATTGGACTCCACTTATGAATGCAATTAAGCATGTAGCAAAGATCCCTGATGATCAAAGAGACCTTCAGGAATCAGAGCCACCTAAGTCTCAAAACGAGCTAAAAGCACTTATTGATGCCGGGATGGATTTGGCTAGAGATCGATCTAAAGGTCGTGTTCCTGTTCAAACCAAACCGGCACATTGGAAAAAACTACAGGCATTTGTTGAAAAGTCACCAACCGAGTATAATTCAAAAGATATGGAGTTCGTGTTAGGTGCAGCTTGGAAGGCTAAGGGATGGAAAACACCTCCACCTAGATTTACTAAACGTGATTTAGGACACGCTAAGCAATTGATTGAACAATACGGAAGTGAAAACACTGCAAATGTAATGAAGCAAATTATTGAGAATTGGGATACTATAAAGACTCAATTTAACATCAAAGGATATCCTTCTATGCCGATATTCTTTGGATTTAGAAATTCATTCTTTCCCCTGGTTATAGATGGGGGTCTACATGATTCTCCTAGATGGGGATCACACTTTAAAAAAGAGGATAAACCTCAAGACCATGTAGGATGGTAGTATGCGTATTTTTGACAAAGAAAAAGATCTAATTGCTAGAAAGTCTAGTAAGGATACCCCTAAATTTTTAGCTCGTCTCAATAAAATGATTATTCAACGTGTTGATGATAATAAGTTGTTAATCAAAATTATTGGAGGTGAGGCGTATAAGAAAGAAGTAGTCATCTACAAAAATACTTGTTCAGAAAAAGAGTTGATTCGGTTTGCTAGCCGAATTGCAGAAAAATATAAAATCGTAAGACAGAATGTGACAATCAATAATGACATCGAAGAAACTAAAACCGATAAAGACACTAAATGAGGAGTTGCTTAACCGAATGAACATCGGTAAGCGATATTGGAATGCTCAACTAACCGATCTACAAGAAGGTCCTCTTAAAGATACGTTTAGAACATATTACCAAAACCTGGACTCTAATTATCAAGGCGGGTGGGGTCTGTACATTTTTGGAAATAATGGAGTAGGAAAAACACATGCCTGCTGTGCCCTTCTGAAAGAGATACAAAGAAGAGGGTATTCTACCTATTGTATCCTAGCTGATGTTCTAAAAGTGGCTTACATTGATGGTTCCAGGTTTGATCAAGACAATTCAATTGTAAGTCGAGTAGAGAAGGTTGACTTCCTTTTACTAGAAGATCTAGGCAAGGAATACTCAGGTAAAGGAAGTGGGTTTGCAGAGCTCTGTTTTGAGAATCTTTTAAGAAAACGAAGTAGAGAGTGTTTGCCTACAATTATCACAACAAACCTAACGCCACAGGCATTTGAAGAAAGATATAAGCAGTCGGCTGTATCTTTAGCTAAAGAATGTATGTTAGCTGTCTTTTTAGATGGCGATGATCGAAGAGTGGGTAAAGCAAAGAAGTATACGGAGGCTTACAGATGATCAAGGGAGATCTAGCAAATACACTCCCTATGACTCTTTGGATTCACTCTGAAGTCCTTCTTGAGTATCAGGGCAGAAAACTGCTCATTGGGCCTAAAAAATACTTGTTGAAAAGACAAGATTGGCTATGGTCTATGACATATTTTCTTAAGCCTGTGATCATCTACATTGATGAAGAACCAAATCCGCTGCTTAGCGGGTATGAATACAAACGATTCGACACAATGCGTTCTTGCATACACAATTTAAGACAAAGCAAAAGGGCGGTTCACCTAGTTGTGGACAACCCAATACACTTAACAGATGGCGTGGTTTTATTTGACTATGACATCAAACGATATGGATAAGACATGGATATTGAAAAAAGTATTATATCAATTTGCGCTATTGACCCTTCAGTGTTTTACCCGGAGGCAATGGACTCTGGTATCACATCAGAAATCTTCGAGGGCTCAAGTAAGCAGATTTGGGAGTTTGTAGAGCGATTTATAAAACTGCATGGAGTTGGCCCAAGTGCAGATGCACTATCAATGGAGTTTCCGGAATTCTCGCCAACACTCCCAACCGAACCCCTAAGTTTTTACTTAGACAAGCTAAAAGAAAAGCACGCCTACAATGTTACTCTTCAATGTGTAAAAGGGGCATACTCTGATCTCAACAGTCGGAAGGTACAAGAGGCTGTAGAGAAACTTAGGCAAGCTCTACAGGAGATTGAGGATACAACAACAAGTGAGGCGGATCTCAATTGGGGTCAAACAATGATGGACCGCTATGAGGATTACAAGAACATCCAAAATATGGGTGGTATTGATGGGTACACGACACCTTTTCCTACCCTAGATGAGGCTACAAGAGGTTTCCATGATGGGGAGTTTATCTTAATCGTTGCCCGGCAAGGAGTTGGTAAAACATGGCTTACTAATCTACTTGGGTACACAAACTACTCAAAAGGGTTGAGTGTACTTTATTTAACAAAAGAGATGCCAAGTACACAGATTGCAAGACGCTTCGATGCACTCAAGTTTAAGCTACCATATCAAGATCTCCGTAAAGGTGGTCTTAACTCAATGCTAGAGGCTAATTGGAAAACTGCAATTGAAAGACAAGTGGATGAACCTGGCAAGATAAATATTGTCGGTGAAGAATCCGGAGGTGTCAGCCATGTAGCAGCAAAGATTGAGAAGTACAAGCCCGACATCGTATATATTGATGGTATGTACCTGATGGACGATGATCGAAAGGCAAGAGAGCAATATCAAAGAATCGGCAATATCAGTAGAGACCTCAAAAAGCTAGCTAAACGATCTAAGACAGCCATCGTTGCAACCGTTCAATTCAATCGTAATGCAGACAACTCCAAGGGTGGGCCGGAGAATATTGCGGGAAGTGATATTGCTAAAGATGCAGATGTCATACTCGGTTTATTTCAAGATGAGGATCAAAGACTATCCAAGCGGGCTACACTGCGTGTATTGAAGCAAAGAGAAGGTGATCGACCCGAAATTGAATTGGATTGGGATATGGGTACAATGACCTTTGGAGAAGCTGAGGATGATGCCTTTACAGGAGTGTCATTCTAATGAGTAAAGAACAATCTGTTTTGAGTCTGCTGCATAAATACAATATGGGGGGCAAGATTGGGGCGGGTAATATTGCTATCCGATGTCCATTGGCTCCCTACACTCCTCTTCATAGAAATAACTATGACTCTCGACCATCTATGGGAATCAAAGTCAACGATGATTCTGTTCTAGTCAATTGCTTTACGTGTCAATTTAAATCGGGTCAACTAAACTACTTGTTTAAAAGACTCGCATATTGCGACCCAAAATGGCAACCTGCCCTAGACGATTGCCTTGACTTGGAGAACAAATACTTAGGTGAGGCATTGGGGCAATTGAGCTATCACAAAGCAAGTCAACCCAAGGTTCTACAACCCTTCAATGAGGATTTATTCACACCCTATTCCCGCAAGTTTTCTCCTTATTTGTTTTCCAGAGGAATTGAATTAGAGACCGGGAAGAGGTTTGATGTTGGTTTTGATGAGGATGCAGCAAGAGTTGTTTTCCCCGTTAGAGACCCCATGAAAAGACTATGGGGTGCAGTGGGGAGAACGATAAAGAATGAGAAACCAAAGTATTTGAATTATTGGGAGATGTCTAAAGGACAACACCTGATGGGTGGTCATCTTATAGAGTCGGGCCTATCTCTGATTGTAGTTGAGGGTGCTTTGGATTGCATGATTGTTGATCAATTCTTGTATCGCAATGGCCTTTACGATAAGTACCGGGCTGTATCCATCATGGGGGCTAGTATGACTAAAGAGCAGGCAGACAAGATAGTTGCTTGGTCTAACCAGGTAATCATTACTCTAGACAATGATGAGGCGGGGCGTATCGGAACGAAAAAAGCAGTCAGTCTTCTTTCGAGTAGAATTCAAACAAAAGTAGGGTATATAAATAGGGTCGGAAAAAAAGACTTTGGAGACTGCTCAGATGAAGAGATACGTAGTGTAATTGACAATTCTGTTCTTATGGTGTAATACTACAAGTCAACCCAACAGCCTCTCGGAGAAAATAATGCATATTTATAACTTCCGTAGTGATGCTTTATTTAGTTTTTATAAAAATGATATTTACAATTATCAAATCAACGATAAGTATGATTACAAGAATGCTTTTGAATACAACATTGAATGCAATTTTGAAAAAAATTTGGTTAGACAATACGAAATTTATATTCAATATTTGATCAATTTGTGGTTTTCATGGACCACATAAACAAAATAAACCAAAAAAACAGTCAAGGAGACACAAATGAGTTGGTACAATAATGACAATGCTTTTCCAAGCGAATCTAAGAAATATACAAGACGATTTTGGATGCCCAACAATACCGAAAAACAAATCACTTTTGTTGATGGGCCGGTAATTGATTGTGGCGGAATCCAAGTTCAAACTCCTTTCAAGATTGAGGAATACCAAATCCAATTAAACAATAATTGGAAGAATTGGTTTACCCGACCGATTAACCCAGAGGATGATGTTCTAAAACAAATGGGCCACAGAGCTTCCAAGGTTGCTATCTTCACAGTGATTGATCACTCTGAGTGGACTGACAAAAAAGGTAATACTCATCGAGATGAATTGAGCCTTTATGTCGTTAAGCGATCTTCTCAAACGTGGGGATTAATTGAGCGTCAACTAAGTCGTAATAATGGTAATCTTCGTGGCATGAAGTTCAATGTGTCTCGGATGGGTGATAAGTCTCCTGCGGTAGGGAGTTTCCTGGAGTTTGAAGGACGCTCAGAACTGCCTCAAGACATTCAACCGTTCAACTACTTGGAGATCTTGAAACCTAAAACAAAGCAAGAGATGGACTCCATTTTGAACCCGGTTCAAACAGACACTTTTTCTCAAGACAACGATAGTTGGACTTCTCCTTCTCCTTCTTCTCAATCAAGTGGAGGTTGGGGGAGTACCGGTGGAAGTTCAATTCCTTTTTAATAAAACAGACATAGGATTGACATGATAATTGATACAAAAGAAGATTTAGATTTAATAAAAGAAAAGATATTAGCTGCAGACAAAATTGCTTTTGATACTGAGACAAATGGGCTGATGTTTGATCGCAAGATGATCGGCTGTTCTTTGGCTATAGAGCATAAAGGCAAATTGGAAGGATTCTACTTTCCTACCCGGCACGAGGCAGGGTTTGATCTATTCGCAATCCCACCAAAAAACTGTCCATCAGATGTTGTCTTAGAGTTGTTGAAAAGTCTGTTTTTTGACGCTAGTAAGACAATATATATTCACAATGCTAAGTTTGACATCAAGACCTTACGCAATGAAGGAATCGATCCTCAAGACATCAAAGCTACGGTGATTGATACACTATGTGTCTCTTGGTTGATTGATCCAGGTAAGAACGGTGGTCATGGTCTAAAGACCTTAGTAAGAGAATATTTTGGTTATGACATGACCACATTTGATCAAGTCACAAAAGGTTTTGGCGGCAATGAATATGTGCCTGTTTCAACGATGGGTAAGTATGCAATTGATGATGCAGTGTATCTATATAAACTGCAAACAGAGTTGCTACCCCAACTAAACGAATCCCAACTAAAGGTCTTGAATGAACTAGAGATGCCGGTGATGTACATCTTAGAAGAGATGGAGCACTATGGGTTTAAGTTTGATGTTGCACAAGTAAAAGAGGCAAGTATTGTCATGAGAGAACGCCTCAAGTCTATTACAGATAAATTTTGTGCAATCTTAGGTGATGACGCACAGATTGGCTCGTCTCAATGGTTGAGCAAAAAGTTATGTGATAACTATTGGGGGACAAAGGGTGTGCCTCGTGGCAAGAGTGGATTTTATTCGACAGCTAATGAGCATTTAGAGAAGTGGGCAGAAGGTGCAATACCTGGTACATCCATAATCGGGAGATCACTGGCTAAACTAGTTCTGGAATACCGACAGTTATCTAAAATGCTTTCCACATACTGTGAAAAGTTGCCTATATACACGGATTCACAAGACCGCATTCATGGGTCATTCAATCAGTTCGGTACAGACACAGGTCGTATGTCCTCATCTAAACCAAACTTACAAAACATTCCATCTAGTAGAACAAAAGAGGGCGATTTACTGAGAAGGTCCTTCATTGCAGAGGATGGGTATGAATTGATTGTAGCTGACTACTCTCAAGTTGAATTGAGAGTCATGGCACACTTATCGAAGGATCCTGTTATGTGTACTGTTTATCAAGAGAATGGAGATATTCATCAAATGACAGCAGATGCATGTGGATGTTCTCGATTCCACGCAAAGGGCATTAACTTCGGGTTGATCTACAAAATGGGTGCTAAGACACTTAGTAAAATGTTGGGTGTGTCAGTATCTGAGGCTCAGTCGTATTCTGATAAATACTTTGCAAACTATGCCGGCGTTGTGAGTTTTCATCAAAAGCTAATCAAGAAGGTAAGAGATAAGGGTTATGTTTGGACTATCACAGGACGCATTAGAAAGCTCACACAAATAAACTTAGGGGATTCATTCAACCGATCAAAAGCAGAGCGGCAGGCAATCAATACGCAAGTCCAAGGAAGTGCAGCAGACATCATCAAGATCGGCATGAGAAACTTTATCAGAAGAGTAAGAGAAGAAGGGTACACACGAGATGATGTAAGAATTGTTTGCCAGGTTCACGATGAAGTAGTTGTAGAGGCTAAAGAGGAAATTAGTGAACAGGTATCAGATATTCTAAAGTTTGAGATGGAAAATTGTGTCAAGCTTATCGTTCCTTTGATTGCAGAGCCCGCCATAGGGAAGTCATGGGGTGAGGCAAAATGAAGGGTTGGGCTTTACATCCTAATTTTAACAAAGAAACTAAGGGTGTATTGACTTTAAACGGTATGGAGTTGTTTGCAAAGTGCCAAGGCAAATACTATGTGCCTCGTGGCTTCGAGCAATTCAAATATGTTGACTTTTCAACAAGTATGCTCGGTGAGATGATGAACCCAATGATTGAGCCGATCTCTCTTAGAGATTATCAAGTGCCGGCAGTCAAAGCGGTAATCGAATACCTGGATGAGCCACCGAAGGGGGCAATCCTGTTTGCTCCTTGTGGTAGGGGTAAGACAGTAATGGGTTTAGAGATTGCTAGGAAATTAGGAAGAAAGACACTTGTGCTTGTGCATAAAGAGTTTCTGGTTGATCAATGGATCGAACGTGCAAACACATTCTTACCTCAAGCTAAGATTGGAATATGGCAAAGAGATACGGTCCCTGATGGCACAGAAGATATCGTGATTGCGATGGTGCAATCAATCTGCAAACGAGAGTACCCGGCAGAAACGTATGACTTGTTTGGGACTGTTATTGCAGATGAAACGCACCGGTACGCTGCACCGATGTGGCAAAATGCTTTTGGTCGATTTGACTCTGCATATCGAGTAGGATTGACTGCTACACCAGAGCGCAAAGATGGGATGCAAAAAGCCCTGTTTCTCCACATTGGTCCGATTGTGTATGAGATGGAAGGACACAAGAGAATACCGACTATCTGGAGAATAAACACAGAGTGCAGCATGAAGATCCCTAAACTTTGGAATGGGGACGTTAACACTTCAAAGATGATTACAGATTTATCTAAAATAGAGGATCGCACCGATCTTATCATACGCATGACAAAGAGAGCTCTCCTCAAAGGGCGTAAGGTTCTTATTCTAAGTGAGCGTGTAGCTCATGTAAAAGAGATGAAGACTATCTTGTCTAAAGACTTTGAGGAATCTGACTTTTCAGTTGATCTGTATATCGGAGGAATGAGTCAAGGGGCCAGGGAAGAGTCGGCTAAGGCAGATGTTATTGTAGGTACGTATGCAATGGCTCAAGAGGGTTTAGATATACCCGCTTTAGACACTTTGATACTAGCTACACCAAAAACTTCAATAACTCAGTCGGTAGGACGCATCTTACGTGATGCACCTGATAAAAAAGACCCGGTAGTATTGGATGTCGTTGATCCAAAGATAGGTATTCTAAACGCATATTGGGGTGCTAGAAAAAAGACTTACACAAAACTAGGGTACAATATACTATTTAATTAGCTAAAAGGAATAATAAATCTCTTTACGATGTTGAAGAAAACAGGTATATTATTTGTTGTACAACATAAGGGGGGTTTATGAATTCGTACAAGAAGTATTATTCAATAGTACAAAAAATCAAAGAACTAAATTCTGAGAAAGATCGATTAAAGAAAATTGTTTTACAAAGCTTGAAAGAAAAGGGCGTAATGTCTTCTGAACAAGATGGCGTTAAAGCTACTATGTCTATTAGACAAACAGTCAAGTATGACAAAGAGGGGATCCAAGCTCACATTGCTGCTAAAGGTATTGACTCAAAGGATTTTGAGAAAACTGAACTCGATATGTCTAAAGTAGAGAGTTTAATTGCAGAGGGGCGAATTGATCCAAATGAAATTGCCAAATACGCTCAAATCAAAACAACTGAGGCGTTACTGATTAAGGAGTCAAACAATGACAGTTAATAGAACTGATTACATGAAAGAATATTATGAGCAAAATAAAGATCGTATCCTGAAGAGCAGAAAAGTAAGATATGACAACGATCCATCATATCGAGGTAAGCTAGCTAGAAACCGATCTGAGACGAGAAGACGATTCAAAGAACTAGAAAGACTTAAGCTCAAGAAAAAGTCCATTGAAAGCGGAGAAGAATTCGTTGTAGAGTCCGGCAAGAAGATGAAGGTTAAAACTCCCACAGGCAAGACTGCTGTTGTTCATATGTACACGTTAGGTCAAGTCTGTGATATTGTGAAAGTCAAGAAGGCATCAATTATCAATTGGATTAACTCTGGTAAATTGCCCGAATCTCTTTATCGAAATCATGTCAATTGGCGTTTATATACAGATGACCAGGTATTGGCGTTGAAGAATGTAATCGATGCTGAGATGGCCATCTGCATTAGAAATAAACGAAAACTTAGAATGACATCTAAGTTGGCTTCTTTGATAAATGAAAAGTTTAATGAGCTAGAATTTGGGGTTGATCCCGAAAAGTTAGAAGAGGACAAATAAAATGAGTGAACAAAACAAAACTGCAATTGTCAAAGCATTGGCTAGTATGACTGTCAATCTAGGTAATTATGAAAGCGCAAAGATTGAGGCGGGAATTGAGCTTCCTGTAGTTGCATCTCAAACGAGTGTATCCCAAGGATTTGATGATGCTTGGAAAGAGGTTTATCGACAACTTGAATTAAAGGTATCTGAAATCAAAAAGGGTCGGGTTAAATGAGTTTTCAACAACTTCTCAAAGACATCAATAAAAGATATGGTGAAGATTGTTTAGTTCAAGCGTCTCAATCAGATCGACTTGAGAAGAGAAACCGAATTCAAACCGGTATTCTTTCATTTGATATTGCATCAGGTGGAGGAGTTCCTTTGGGTACAATAATGACTCTGAAGGGTGAGTATTCAAGTGGCAAGTCGGCATTAGCTCATCGGATCGGTGCAGCCTTCCAAAGGCACTGTAGAAACTGTGGCAATCCCATGATTGATTGGCAGGAGAATATCCAAGATGGGGCTCATGTGACTTGCTGTAAGAACCCAGAAAAAATGCGGGTGGTTTGGTTTGATGCAGAGGGTTCATATCAAAACGATTGGGCTACAAAATTGGGTATGTTCCCTGATAACACATATGTGATCAGAACAGAGTTTGCAGAGCAAGGGATAGACATTGCAGACATGGCTATCAGATCCGGTGAATGCGACTTGCTAGTAGTTGATTCAATTGCACACTTAACTCCTAGTGTTGAGATTGAGCAATCCTCTGAAAAGTGGCAAGTCGGCACAATGGCTCGATTGATGAATAAGGCAATGAGAAAGTGGGTGTCGGCTCAAAATGCCGTTGGTCTTGAGAAGAAGGTTGCGCCTACCATTCTTTTGATCAATCAAATCCGAATGAAGGTCGGGGTGTTTTATGGAAACCCGGAAACTTCACCTGGAGGAAAAGGTATTGACTTTGCTTCCTCTATTATCTGCAAAGTAAAGAAGAAGGGATATATCGAAGAGACCAAAGGTGGCGTGCCCTTGGGTCAAGATATTGAAGTTATCTTTCAAAAAAACAAGACTGCACCTCCAAACAGATCTGCAATCTTCAGTCTATTCTTCAAGGATACCGATGATTATTTGACCGGTGCATCTAACATTGCAGAGCAAGTGATCTTATTTGCCGAATATTGGGGCCTCGTTGAAAGAAAGGGGAGTTGGTATGTGATTGATGAGGAAAACCGATTCCAGGGGGCAAAGAAAGCGGGTGAGGCATTATTGAATGACTACACACTACTTTGCCAACTCAGAGATAAGATCATTGAAAAAGAAATCGGATGGCTATCCGGGGGTGGTAAATGAGAAAGACTTCTTTAGGAAGTAAGAAACCCAAGCCTGCTTTCTTTGAAGAAGTAAAGAAGGACAACAAGTCTCGCTCTGCAAGACATGAGAATCGACTGCAAGGTGTCTTAAGATCAAAGACAACCCCGAATAGTGGGGCTTTACCAGATCTTTCTAAAAAAGGAGATCTTCGAGATGAGTTATTCGTGTGGCAAGCTAAACTAACAGATAAAGATCGGTTTACGATTACTTCAGATGTGATCGTTGAACTAAAGAGGCAAGCTTCCTTGACTGGTAAATGGGCTGGTATGTGTTTAACACTAGAGGGTCTGCCGGATAATGTTGAAAAAGATTGGGTTTGTATACCTGCTGATATATTTGCAGAACTAATTGACAAGTATAGAGATACATGACAATACTTATTGTCTTTTCAACAACTTCAAGACAAAGGATATGATATGAAAGTGAAAAAGATAAGACTCGATCAAATTGATTTAAATCTAATTACCAACTCACGAGTTAATATTGATGTTGAAGATTTAAGCGAAAGTATGGCTACATCAGGTCTAAATAATCCAATCGGTGTTTGTGAAACTGAGTCGGGGCGATATGGCCTTGTTTACGGATTTAGGAGGTTCACCGCAGCTACTCGGTTGCAATGGGCGGAAATTGATTGTCGGATAATGAATGATTTAGATGAATCTGAATTACTCATTATGAATCTTCAAGAAAATGTGAGTAGAAAAAACCTTAACCCGATGGAAGAGGCGTTGGCAATCCAACGCATCCAAAACCTGGGACGAGATGTAAACGAATTCAGAAAAGAGCTCGGTTGGTCTAAAACATTAGTTAGTCAACGATTGGCTTTACTAGAGATGACAGATGAGATCATCCACTCTCTTAAATATGATTTAATCTCAGTTAATCAAGCTAGAGCAATTAACCAAGCTCCAGAGGAGTATCACCCAGAGCTAATTGAATTGGCTAAAGTGGGTACAACTGCGAAAGCATTAAGAGAAAAAGTGGATGAGCTACTAGAGTATATACCTGAAGATGATGACGACATTATTGAGATTGATGACGATGATGATGTGGAGCGTCTGTTTATCGATGAAGACGAAGTAGACAACGAAGTATTGGCTAACTCAATTAATAATATGTTTACTAATTTAGGATCGCTATTTAAGAACGAGACAGGATACTACAAGTTTAAGATTGCAATGAAGTCAATTGACTTTACAGGTATGTCAAACAAGGATCTTAACTTACTCAATACGGCACTTGAACGATTAACTGGGCCGGACTGTTTAAATCTGTGGGGAGGATATGAAAATGAGTCTTAATAACTTGTTTAAAATGATTCACAATCAAGAGGAGACTAACAGTCCCTCCATACTTCCTAAGATAGAACAGTTTTATCTGAAAAAAGCAAATGATCGGAATTACGATGTCATTATGGAAAAGATGACTCGTTTCCATCCATCATCGGTCGGATACAATCCTGTTTGCCCTCGCAAGTATTCAATCATTATGAACCGAGATGATTTTGGAGCCAAGCTTAGGTTGGCAGACCCACATAAGACTTCACTGCTGCGGGTATTCGATCATGGTCATATGATTCACGATATGTATCAAAATGACATACTAGCAAAAGCAGGATGTCTTTATGGTAAATGGATAAATAAGGACAACCAAAATATGGTTGTTGAAGGATTTTATCCAGGCGAAAGATGGGAGTATAAAGAACCCAGAATGAAGTGGCCGGAAAAGAGGATGAGTGGGTACGTTGATGGAATTGTCTTCATTGATGGGAAGTGGTACGTATTAGAGATTAAGAGCAGCAATTCTAATTCATTCAAGTACATCAAGTCGGTATCTAAGTTTCCTAGAGACTATCATGTTAAGCAAGCCATGCTTTACTGCTTTGCTCCTAATGATCTAGAAGAATGCGGTGAAATTGAAGGCGCAATCATTCTATATGTGAACAAGGAGACAGGAGAAGAGATGGATTTCTTTGTAAAGAAAGACATGTCCATCATATATCCGATACTGTCTGACATTCAGGTGGCAATAGAAGCTGCAAACACAAAGTCTCTCCCGGATCGATTAGAAGACTGCAAGACTCCGAGAAGTAAAATTGCCAAAGAGTGTGTAGCCTGTGATTTTTGTTTTGGGGGTAAAGTCTAATGGATCCTCTTTCTAGATTAGTTAAAACAATCAATTCAATGGACTTAAATCTGCCGAAGAATAGAGAGCATCACTTATCCTTCCCTGAAGACTTGTCTTTAGTTCACATGGATGAGCTAGGTAGGCACTTATCTTACTGGGCTAGTGTTTGCTCATATGTTATTTTCCAAATCAGTCTAATTGAAGGACAACTAGTAATCAAAAAACAATCATTAGAAGAAGAGACTGACTTGAGATTGTATGCAAAGCTCAAAAGAGGTGATATGACTGCGACAATGGCTAAGTCTGCTGTGGGTAGTTCTAAGACAGTATTGGAGCTTAGACGTGAGATCGCACAGATGGAAGCGGACTTAAAGGTGTTAAAAGCGGTCTCTTTAGGGTATGATCTGAAGAACTCGGCTGTAAGTCGGGAAATCAGTAGAAGACAACAAGAGAGGAATCTTAGAGATGACTAAAGAAAAAATAAACTTACGTGTAGCCGGTCGGAGTCGAGTTGACTCTGTTGCCGGATCATGCGTAAAAAACATTGAAGAAGGTAAGTCAGTTAGCTTAACAGCTATTGGCGCAGGTGCAGTCAATCAAATGATCAAATCGATTACTATTGCCCGATCTATGGGTGCTAGCAGCGGTTTGGATATTTACTTTACAACCGGATTTGCTACAGAAGTAATTAACGGTGAAGAAAAAACTGCACTGAAGGTCTTCTTACATACAAGGTAGGGTTGCCATGTTTACGATAGTGTATAAGATACAGATGCCATCAGGTATACTTATATTTGAAGTTGAATTGATGATCACAGAACTCGATGAAAACGGATGTGGAGTCAATGCCAAACAACTCAAACAAGTATTAACCACCTGGTGGGAGTCAGATAGCCCGAAAGAGACTCCGGAAGAGGCTTGCCTCGGTGCGTGGGCTACAATTACAGATTATTTAGTTAATTCTAAACAACATCCTAGGGTCCAATGTTCTGAAGTGTTTTTAGAGACATCAGGACTCAAGATTTCATTTAAACCAACAGAAGACACATGGAGTAAACTCGATGTCTGAATACAAAGAAAATATTGACGCATTTGATACAGAAGAAGAATTGCAAGAAGAAGAAGTGCAAGAAGAAGTTGAACAACTAAATGAAGGGCCTGCCTTGGGTGCGGATTTGTCTAGTGCAAACGAATTGGACGATGAAGTTGAAACTGCGGTACTTTTAATCCTCAAGAAGAGTGGAGCAGTTTTACCTGTTTCCGACTTGGATAATCTAAAGATGGAGCGTAAAGCTACAGCACACGATGTATTGCGTATGTGTGCTGATGTGCAAGATCAAGTATCTTCAATCCGAGTAGTTGGAGAATTAGCTCAAATTTTCCAACATCTTACTCAAGAAAACCTAAAAGCGGTTGCTCAATTACTGTCTAATAAGATGAAAGAGAATATCCATTAGTAATATGTTATATTGAGGGTATACGTTTTCACAAAGGAGGTTTGTATGCCCAAAAAATATGATGACTCATGGTTTGTTCCACCCAAAGGGGTCCGAACTGCTGCAGAGCGTGGACTCAAAAACAGAAGAAAGTACGGACGAGGCGGTTTATCTAATAAACAAGCATCAGAACAAGGGATTGGCTCTGGTGTGCAGCGTGCAGTAAATCTTAAGAATGGAAGTAAAGTTTCTCCTCAAACGATTAAACGGATGAAGTCTTTCTTTGCCCGGCACGAGCGAAACAAAGATTCTCGAAAACCAGATGGCACTCCAGGTGCAGGTAAAATTGCGTGGGATCTTTGGGGGGGAGATGCAGGTAAACGATGGGCAGAGTCAGTTGATCGAAAGATGAAAAGAGCCGATGAACAGGCTAAAAAGAAATAGGTAATATGACTTTTCAACAAAAAGGATAAGACATGAAATTGTGTTTTAGTGGATTCACTAGAAAAGCACACTTAGACGTAATCAAAGAAGCTCAAGTAAAGTCAGTAGTATTAGATTATGGTTGTGATCTACATCGCAATCCTGAGTTAATAGGTACTTTTGATTTTGTGATCATTAATTACTCTCTAAATAAACTTTGGAGTAGATATAAGTATCTTTGGGATGAGTCAAGTGCCAAAAGACAAAAGCAAATAAAAAACAAATCCATTGAAGAGCTGCAATTGGGCTTTATGGAGCGTGCAAGAAAAGAACTAAGGGCATACTTGGATTGGATATCAGAATTACCTGTTGACGTTATTGCATATCCGTCAATCCCGGTTGATGTCGGATACGACGATCTTTGGAAGGAATATGGGGTACTGGATAAAGCAATGCCTACGATCACATCTATTGATCAGATCAAACCATACTTAGCAAAGTATGCATACGTTGGGTATTCTAAAGACCTTGAGCTAGAGGAGCTACAAGGAGAGGTATTTTCAAATATTAAGAAGTACAAAGAATCCGGCGTAAAGATCCATGGGTGGGGTCGATCTTCAAAAAAGGACATTACATCAGGTATCTTCTTTTCTGTTGACTCCTCAACCTGGGCAGGCGGTGGTCGATATGGAAATACATATCACTATGTAGGAAACATGAAGATGGTTACCCACTCATCCAAACGAGGCAGAGGTAAGGAAGTTAGAGAGCAGTTTGCTACCGAGTGTCTTAAGTATGGGGTAGATCGAGATGGTTTTTTAAACGATGATCAACATCAAATTGATCTTTGGAATTGCCATCAGTGGAAACGATATTCAATGGACTCAGAGTACGTTGGAGGCTATTGGACTAAAAGGGAATTGCCATCAGAAAATAAATCAATTATTAAAGCTGAATCTAAAGCTCTTGATCAAGTTTTTCAAACAACTGCTCTTGCAAATGGAAATGGTTTTGGTGCATCATTGAGGTCTTGTAATTCGTGCTTCCTTAGTCCGAACTGTCCGGTTTATGAACCAGATTCCCAATGCAACTTATCGTCAGATCCAAAAGTAAATACACCACAGGATCTACAATCTCTAGTAAACAAGGTCATTCAAATCCAGGGAGAACGAGTTCTCTTTGCATCTTACGCAGAAAAGATTCAGAACAACGGCATCAATCCTGAGGTGTCAACTGAAGTTCAGACTTTAATGCAAGTGATGAAGGATGCGAAGGAGATTCTTGCACCCTCAAGTGATGACGAGATAACGATAAAAGCAAAGGGTTCTGGTGTAATTTCTAGGCTTTTCGGTGGTTATGGAAGAAGTGGAGGCGGTGGATCCCGACCCTCACAATCAGAGAAAATAATTGACGTTAGTCCCATGGAGAAAGATGATGAGTGATTTCCCAAATCAACTCGGTGAATTAGTATACCTACGCTCTTATGCACGTTGGTTGCCAGAGAGCAAAAGAAGAGAAACTTGGAGTGAGACCGTTGACCGGGTATCTAAGTTTTTAATTGAATCTAAAGATATTGATGAAGAATTAAAGATTGATTTAAAAGAAGCCATCCTTAATCAACAGGTCATGCCCTCGATGAGAGCATTGTGGGCATCGGGTGAGTTTGCATCAACAGACAACACAGCTATCTATAATTGCTCTTTTATGCCCATTGATAATCTGAAGGCATTCTCAGAGTTGATTTATATCCTCATGCAAGGAACCGGTGTTGGGTTTTCTGTAGAGGAAAAGTTTGTAAAAAACTTACCTTTCGTATCCCTTCCTGTTGAAGAGGATTTGACAATTTATCAAGTTCAAGACTCATCAGATGGATGGGCAGATGCGGTATACTTTGCTGTCACTTCTGCATTTAAAGGACACACATTTCAAATCGATTACTCTTTGATTCGTCCTAGGGGGTCAATCCTCAAAACTAAAGGAGGACGAGCTAGTGGACCCGAACCCTTAATTGCAGCAATTGATTTTATTCGTGAGACAATCCGAAATGCATCAGGCAGAAAACTAAAACCGATTGAGTGCCATGATATCTGCTGCTCACTAGCAGAGGTTGTAGTTGTTGGCGGAGTGAGACGCTCTGCAATGATCTCTTTCTCAGATCCAAACGATGTAGAAATGAGACACGCCAAGGATTGGAAAAAAGCGGCGTTCCCATTGCGTAGATACATGGCAAACAACTCCGCATACTTTGCAGAGAAACCAAGTAAAGAGGTGTTTGATCGGGAGTGGACACAACTTGCAGAGTCGGGTGCAGGAGAACGAGGGCTATCAATAGATAATTGGTGGAAAAAAGCTCCTAGACCGCAAGGTGAAGTTAGATCTAATCCTTGCCATGAAATCGGACTGAGATATAGAGAGGCAGTGGATCCATGGACAGGTGAAGGTGGAGGCGGGCAATTCTGTAATCTTTCGGCTGTTGTAGTTCGATCCGATGATACAGCAAAGGATATCAAGAAAAAGGTTATCCTAGCAACCTGGTTAGGGTGCCTACAGGCCACATTCACAAAATTCCCATACCTGCGTCCTACTTGGACTGAATTGTGTCAAGAGGATCGATTGATCGGTGTGGATTTGACCGGTCAATGTGATAATCCATTACTGATGGGCAATGCAGAGTTCCTTACTTTGTTAAATAAGATTGCAGTTAGAACAGCTAGGGTTGCCTCAAGTAGATTAGGTATCAATATGCCTGCAGCGATCACCTGCGGGAAACCGAGCGGTAATACGTCTCAAATGTTAGATTGTGCAAGTGGTTTCCATCCTAGATACAGCAAATATTACTTTAGACACGTACGTGTAAGTGCAGACGATCCTTTATCTGACTTGTTGAAAAGTCAAGGTGTGCCTATGTTCAAAGAAGTTGGACAGCAAGACTTGCCTGAAGATCAAGTAAAGACTTGGGTCGCTAGATTCCCGGTAAAATCGCCCGATGGATCCATGACTAGAGATGACGAGACATCTTTCGATCAGATGGAAAGATACTTAAAAATTATGAATACCTGGTGTAAGAAACGAGGCCATAATCAGTCTGCTACAATCTATGTCAAGAATGATGATTGGGATAAAGTAGGCCAATGGGTATGGGATAATTTTGATGACATCATTGGCTTATCTTTCCTTCCATACGATGGAGGTAAGTATGAGTTGGCTCCATATGAGGAAATCACACAAGAACAATATGAAGAGGAAATCAAAACTTTTCCAAATATTGATTACACTAAGCTCAGTGATTTTGAAGAATACGATATGGGTGAAGGTAGTTTTGAAATTGCTTGTACGGGTGGAGCTTGCGAGTTGTGATAAAATCAAACACGTTTCCAAACAATGCGTGTGAGATACAAAAATGGCTAAAAAATGGCTTAAGAAAAAAGAGGCAATGAAAGCCTTGGGTTTAACAGGCCCTCAGTTGAGATATCGATCTGAAGTAAAAGAAGAGATCAAAAGAAGAAAAAAGAACGGTGTGTTTGAATATCGGATTCATACAGAGGATCGGATTGAAGAAGAAGTCGATGAACCAGCGGAGTCTTTTTTCTTTGATGAGGATGCAAACGGATATCATTATGACCCAGGTTCAGAGCAATACTTGTTTTTTAATTTACCGGACCAACCTCCAGTAGTTCGAGTCAGTAGAGAAAAGATTGAGTCTCTAATAAAAGACTACTCAAACGAAACCGGCGGGCTAACAGTTAATCAGATTGCAGGCAAATACAAACTAAGTCGTCCATCAGTGCAGCGGATTTTGGCATACATGGGAAAGACACATGATTCTTCTCCATTCACTAATGAAATACTAAACGAATATTCTGAAGATGATTTGGTTGCTGATTTACTCAAAGCTAAAGAGCAGCGAGTGTTGGTTAAAGCTCAACAAAAAAGACTAACACTTTCTCAAAGAAAACTAGACGATGTTTACTTAGTCAAAGAGTTTATCAATGAAGTGGCGGATCGATTAAGTACCGTATCGCTTCCAAAATTGAGTTCTAAGGCTATTAAATACAAAAAAGGTACATACACTGCCGTGATTGGGTTAACGGACCTCCATATAGGCAAGAGGGGCATTGATGGGTTCAATAGCCAAGTTGCATCAAACAGAGCATTGAAGACAACTGCGACAGCCAAGGAAAAAGCCCTTAGTATGTGGGGAGTACCAGATCAGTGGGTAATTACTTGTGGCAGTGATATGTTGCATGTTGATAATTATAAGGGCACAACTGAAAGAGGTACTCCGATGGACACAGACACTGATCCAGTGTCTATGCTTGCGATTGCATACGCAACAATGGAAACAATTGTTGAACAATTGAAGCAAACAGCTCCGGTAAAAGTTGTAGCTATTTCAGGGAACCATGATCGACTTCTTTCTTCAGTATTGGGCATGATGCTATCAGCCAGGTATACAAGTGAGGATTCAGTGTCAATCATTGATGGATCAAAGGGTAGTTCATATATTCGATATGGGAAAACACTTTTGGGATTCAATCATGGGGACACAATCAAACACGAGAAGCTACCAAACATCATGGCAGGAGAAAGACCTAAAGATTGGGGTGAATGCCAAGGCAATTGGGAATGGTTTACCGGGCACTTTCATTGTTTGACTTTGAAGGTACATGAGTATAATGGATGCCGAGTGTGGGTAATGCCTGCCTTATCTGGTACGGATCGGTGGCATAAGCTGATGGGATATAATCTCAATCGAAATCAACTAGCAATATTTAAAGTAGAGCCAGACAACGGGGTCTGTGCTTTAGAACTGATTCAAGGAAAAGAGACATAATGAGAGTAGATATTTATGATGACAACATTGGTTGCGTTGAACTAATTGACTTTATGGGAGACGATCAACGTGCAGTGGCAAGTGCTAGGGTATCATTAGCTAGAGATACTGAGACACTAGATCGTGATATGAATGAAAGAGACTTGAAGTTGATGCAATTCCTCATCAGGGAGCATCACACTTCCCCATTTGAGCATTCGACTGCAACGATGCGTATAGTGTGTCCTTTGTTCTGTAGGGCTCAAATCATGCGTCATAGAACATTCTCCTTTAATGAAGTCAGCCGGCGATATACAGCAGAGGATCTTCAGTTTTATATTCCATCAAAATTGAGAAAACAAGCAAAGAAGAACTTGCAGTGTTCAACTAATGAAGAGATCGAAGACTTTGGTCTTTATGATCTGTATGTGCAGAACACTAACTACTGTCTAGCAAACTTCAATAAGCTGATTGAAGGAGGGGTGAGTCGAGAACAAGCTAGAATGATATTACCGCAGTCAATGTACACAACGTTTTGGATGACCGGCAATCTGCTCAACTGGGTTAAGTTTCTAAAGCTAAGACTAGATGAACACACCCAACATGAAACTAGATCAGTAGCCAAAGGTGTTTATATGTGTTTGGCAAATGTTTTTCCATTAACAATGCAAGAGATGTTGAAAAGTCAAAAAGGTATAGATTTATGATGACAAGAATTAAGCTCAAAGCCAAAAATATGGATGTGAAGTTTAAGGACCTGGCAGAGGTAGCAGGTGTTTCTTATACTTACACTGTTCAAATTTTGGCAGGCAAACGAAGACCGAGTGTGGAAGTAGCCCAAAAACTAGCAGATGCCTTCAATCGATTAGTAAAAAAAGAAGAAGTCCAAGCAAAAGACTTCAATCCAAAGTCATAGTTAAACTGAGTTCTGATAACATCAAGTGTACATACAAACAATGGAGGATGTATGCTTGAATTACAGACAATAGAGTGCAGTAAAAAAACTGTAGACGAACTCCACAGAACAGGGTCTCTAAACATTGAAGACTATGTTCTAGATCCAGACTCTAATTACTTTCTCTTCAAAGGAGAAGATGGCTCCTCAGGTATCGCATGTGCTAATGGGGATTCATTGACTAGAGTAAATGTGAAGGGGGTTCAATTTTCTAGTATGAAGCCACGGGATATCACTCAATCCTGTTTTTTTCATGCACTAAAGAACTTCGAGCTTGTAGTAGGCTTAGGCGCAGCAGGTACAGGCAAGACATCTTTATCACTAGCATATGCTTTGCATCAATTATTTAGAAAAGACATGAACATTGTCTTGTGTAAGCCTACAATTTTTGTTGGTCAAAAGAGTAATGCCATTGGAGCCATTCCAGGTGATCATCGGGAAAAACTTGCTGGGTACATTGATTCCTATTTGGTTAGCATTAGAAAAATACTCGGAGACTCGGCTGAACATCATTTGTATCAGATGGAGGAAGAGGGCAAACTACAGTTTCAGCCCTTGGAATTAATTCGGGGTATGCACTTTGAAAACACTGTACTCATTGTCGATGAAGCGCAAAACTGCTCACCCCATGAATTGATGTCAATCATTTCTCGTGTGGGGGAGAACTCGACTTGTATTGTGTTAGGGGATCCATCTCAAATCGATTCCGGTTCTAGGTGGAAAGAGACTGGATTGTTTGCTTTGGTATGTAGTGATTCTTTTTTTGATAGTGAATTTGCAATTGGTGTTAAGCTAACAGGTCAATATCGGGGCCCTATGGCTACACTTGCTGCAAACGTACTAAAAGAGCTTCAAGAGCTCGAAGACAGATCAATAGATTCGGATACATTAGATTATGGATAAACGCATCGGCGAAATAGTTGAAGTTAGGATGGATGGTAGATCTTTTCCAGCTATCTTGATAGGAGTCTTTGAAAGCACATATGGGGTTCAGTGTTTGTTTTATGACAACTACTATTTAATTCCTCATTCATGTGTATCTTTCGAGGAGGTAGCTAAACACTATGTCATACCACGGGATTAAACAAATAACACGATAGGGTGAATGACACCAGCTCCATACCGCACGCCAAGTACGTTGTAATCCATAAACTCAACAGCCTCTTCAACAGTCATCTTATCCTCTGCACAGTAAATAGAGATCATGCAAGAATAGTCATATACCGGATTGCCCTGATGTGTATGACCTACCAGGCAGGTATTGAATCTTTTTGGAAACATCAAAAATTCCATAGGGGCTGAATCCATCGCAAATGCATGAAGCAATTCAATTAGGTCTTTGATATGTGGAGGGTCATCATCGTTTATGAGTTGTTGAAAAGACATGGGGGTAGGTAATTTGTTCATTTTATTTGTTCACTACTTTCTTGTGTTCTTCTAGTTCTTTCTTAATATCTACTCCGGATTCCTCAGCCTCAACTTCAAAAGTCAACTGAGTAGGAAAAACAGATTTGCCGGTATCAATTCTCTTTTTAGATCTTCGCAAGTACGCACCCAAAGATTCATTTAACTGAAGTTGGCTCGTTGTAGGAGTGCCCCAATTGGCTCCACAAGACTCTGATTGCTCTTGTGCATGTTGCAGGTACAACTCCGTTTCCAAGCATTCTAAGTTCATCTGTTCTATTGTCAGTACGTGTGTACAATTCGGAGATGTCCACCCCACTGGTACACCCATCAAGGTCTCTACCCAACGAGGATTCAGTCTCCCCACATACGAACCGATGTGAGCCTGATCCGGCAGGAAGCTTCGGAGTTTCTTTTCTTGAGAGTGTTTGGGGTACTTCCCCTTCCAATCCCGACTTGCCGGTGTGGCCCATGACTGTTCTTGGAGGTTCCCACGAGTATTGACCAACTCCTCTTGCTGCGGGGTAAGCAATCCATCTTTCATTTCGCACACTTGGTTCTCTAGTCTGAATTGCCACTCCTTCTTGAACTTCCCCTCCTTCGTCAACACCTCTGTCTCGCCGTAGGTGCTCATCGTTGATCTCGGAGTCCCCCAAGATAGGTCTGAATCCTCTAGAGAGTTTTGAAGTAATAAAGTCTCTTCCTTGCTTGTTGAGTCTTGAATTGACACCAAGTATAAAGACTCGTTTTCGTTGATGGGGCGCACCGACTTCACTCGCTGAGAATACGCCTGCCGTTGCTTCGTAACCCAATCTTTCCAACTCTTTGAGGACATGGTGCAGAACACTTGTTCCTTCTGGGTCAAGCCATGTGTCTCCTTTGAGCTTTGAGCTGATGATTCCTTCAACGTTTTCAAAGAAAACAACGGGAGGTCTTCCCAACTGTTTGATTCCTTCAACGATGTACGGCCACAGGTGTCTTGGGTCTTCACTTCCATCCCTTCTTCCTGCTTGACTAAATGGCTGACAAGGGAAGCCTCCACTGAGGATATCCACTTTTCCATTAAAGAGTCCCCAATTGAAGGTTTTAAGATTCGTCCAGATAGGAGCGACATCAATCCACCCTTTTTCCATCTTCGCAACCAAGTTTTGGCAGACGAAGGTTTCGATCTCCACATAAGTGACTGTTCGGATAGGCAAGCCAGCTCGTTTAAATCCGAGGTCAATTCCTCCGTATCCGGAACAGAGGGAGATATGGGTGAGTTCGGAAGGTTTTTTGGTAATATCCACATTCATTGTATTCCTTTCATGTAGTTTGTCTTAAGCGTTTTCTTGCTCTATATAAGCGCACTTTGTACGCCGATTCGGAAACTCCGATTTCTTTTGATGCCTTTTCAGCCTTAATGCCTTTTACAGCATTAATAATTACATCTTTATCAAAATCATTAAGTTTATTAAAATTATCTATAACATTGTTTAGTTCTGTCTTGTCAATAAGTTTTTTTTCTGGTGTTGAGTAATCAACCAACTCTAATTCAAAAAAGCGGCTGATTTGCTTGTCTCTATAAACGTCTCTTCTTAGTTTTTCATTGCATAGGTTTTTGGCTATTTTGTATATCCAATTATTCAGTTTGCATTGGCCATTAAATTTATGAACATTTGATAAAGCTAATACAAACACATCTTGTGTAAATTCTTCAGAAGTAAATCGATCATAGTAGGGAGTGAAAATTGCCATGACCTGGTACTTCATCTTTGGATATAGGGCTTCAATTTTGTCTTTCATTATGTCATCCGAATAAGTCTAGTTGAATGTACTCACCATCAATGAGTTCATCTTCAGTTGAACTATACTCTGATATCCTTGTTTTAGCAATATGGAAATACTGCTCTTCACGTTCTATTCCAATGAACTCGAAACCTTCTAAGTTAGCAGCTATTCCGGTGGTTCCACTGCCCATGAATGGGTCAAGAATTGTGCCTCCTTTTGGAGTAATTAGTCTGCAAAGATATTTCATCAGGTCAATGGGTTTGACTGTAGGATGAATGTTGCCTTCACCCTTTTCTTTCTTACTTGCTTTTTTACAGTAAAAGTATCTACTCCACTCCTCATCAACTCCGGTTAACATGACGTTCGATGGAAACCGACCATTAGCTTTATATCTTTCTATTTCAGTGCCTACCTTAGCGACATGACCACTCCACCCATTGTCTCCTTTTTGTTGCTGTCTTTGAACACCCCAACTTAGTTTCTCATCCGGATCATACTCAATCCTAGTAGCGTCAATGTTAAGACCTCCTGCGCCATGTTCAATACAGTTCTTAGCTACAGTTGAACTCTCGATTGGTTTCCGAACTAAAAGCACAGGTTCGTACGCAGGTTTAAGTGCAGTACCCCACCCCTCCCAATCTGAGCTTCCTTTTGTGATAAAACCTGTCTTTCCTGCTGTACCAAGTCTGTACAGTGAATCCTCTTGCTTAATGTTTTCTCGGCTGTTTGGATTGCGCCCTAGATTAGTTCTTTCGTTTCCCAATACCTTGTCCACAGCAATGCCTAAGTTATGGGATTTTGGAAAACCGCTTGAATATATCCATTGAATAACATCTCTTACTTCAAATCCGGCAAGTCTTAAGCTGATACCCATTATGTCTTGTGTTCTTGAACCTGAGAAAATCAAAGCGTGTCCTCCTGGTTTAAGGACTCGATATACTTCTTTCCATACGGCAGGTGGAGGCACGAAGGAATCCCATGATTTATCCATAAATCCTTTTCCTTTTGGAATAAACGAATCATCTTCAGTCAACCAGGTAAGGATGGTTTGTTGAAAAGACTTTATTATCGATAGTCCGTAAGGTGGATCAGATACTACTGAGTGTACTGAGTTGGCCTCAAGTTTCTTTAGTTCTTCTAAGCAGTCACCATTAATTAACATTTAGTCTCCTTTTCACATATTCGTAAATATCTTCTTTGCTGTTTTCTTTATTGTAGGCAGAAACTAACGAGTAAACTTGTTGTGTCCATGGAAAGCATACTTGCTCAGTTAGTGTACCTGGAGCCTTGCGTCCTTTTCTCACACCATTAGCCCTCTCGATTGCCTTATCCAAAGATCTTTCTCTTTGGTAAGAATCACATACTGTAGGGGTTGCCCAATTTGCCATATTATTTTTCTCCATAAGTTGTTGAAAAGTCCTTAGTCATAGTAATTACGCATTCAAGGATGCTTTCTTTTGAATCGCAGCCATCAATGCAGACAACTTCAACTCCCTTAGCCTCCATCTCTTCAAGAAAAAGTTCATAGGCTACTTTTTGGCGCAACAGGAAACCATAGTTAACATCTTGATCAATATTCCCACGGGCTTTAACTCGATTCATAGCTTGTTCAGCTTCGATATCAAGAAAGAAGATCACATCAGGCAAAGGAGAAGATTCAAGAAAGATTCGGCGTGCTGCTAAGTAAAGATCAAACTCAGAACAAGAGATATCCCCATAGGATAAACCAATCCGGGCAAAGACACTATCTGACCAAACAGATCGGTCATACACATTGAAAAAATCCGGCGCATAGGACTTCCATTGATCATGTCTAGACTTTAAAAACTTTATCTGAGTAAAGAACCCATTATCCACTTCACCATCAAACATAACGGCCTCGTCAAAAATATTGAAATTTTCGGCGCATCGAAGACCATTAACTAAACTACTTTTACCCGCACCCATAATACCCTCTACACATATACGCATAGTCATGTCTACTCCCTATCAAAATAAACAAGTCGTTGATCCAGACCTCCACATTTTCGGCCCTAGATTAACTACGGTAAGAAACCACCAAATTTTGCGGCAATTTGACAAAATAAAAATCATAAGACATAATACACATAAATATACAAAAGTAACAGCATATAACTAATAAACAAGATGTACCAAGTAAAACAAAAGACCTGATCATAATCATAATCTTCTTTCTCTAGTCTTTTACTGTTTGTTTACTCTCAGCTATATCGAACGATCCCGATTACTTTTTAAGGGCCTTAAACGTCATGTTTTAAGGGCCTGTATTTGGCTTCTAAGGAGCTTTTTTGGATTATCCATACCCATGGGTAGGGTATTGGATTTAAAGTGGCTTAAAACGCATTTATGGGATCCCTTTATTTTATGGTCGATTTAGGCGCAGCTTGCGCCCTGGTAGCCGATTTCTATGGGGGGTATGCACCCTTTTACTACCATATTGGAGCTTCCGGGGTCAAAATAGGCCAAATCCCCAAACCCAGTATTATCAATACCCAAGTATCAAAAATCCCATAAGGAAGTATAAAAAAAATAAAAGGGGGTAAATCGAAGGGTTAAAAATTGTCTTTTTTTAAAAATTAGATCCACCTAGGCGTGGTTTTCATGGAGGCCCCTAGAAGGCCCTGTAATGGCGTTTAAATTAATAACATATATATGGGTAGCCATGATGACCCAAAGTGCGCTTAGGATTCAAAACAAAGAAAAAGTTAATATTAAAAAAAATAAAAAACTAAAGTTTCGCTAATGGAATATTACTGAAGGTAATCTAAATTCTTTTTTTTAACTTAGATCATCCATTCAGATATTGACCTCCACACCTGAATCCAAAAATACGGATTTGGGAGTGAATGTATTGTGTGGATGATCGCATCCAGTTGATCGATTGACTTGTTGATTATTCCGGATGGAAACTCCCATATCGACATCAACAGGAGATACGCTCGGACGCTATGCAGCAGGAGGTATGGGATAACATATCTTCGGAACCTCCTTTTCCATTTTTCCTTGGTCGATATGGGGGGTCGGGAGTGCAACTTGACTTTCTCTTTAGGAGAAGGGAGGTGGAGCCGATCTCTTTGAGCTTTTAATGCCACCCCATATATTGCCATCGGATTCTTGACACCCTTCAGGATGTACTTCCCCATATTCCCAAAGAGGAGACCTCCAATTGAGGAGGCGTGCGCCATAGCTACCTGGGCTGCTCTTTCAGTCATTAGTGTTTGACCCGGATCAGCTAATGAGCAAACCCTTGCACAGATTGACTTGTGAACGCCCTCCACCTCGATTGGTTTAGCTCCCCTGGATACCCATATTTGGGAATTGGAGCTCATCATCACAATCCCGGCATGAATGCCTACCCTGCTTTGTAGCTGCAGGTGGGTCTCAACTAGTTTGTGATACTCCAATGAATATCTTACAGCGTCCCTGATGGACTCAAAGATGAGGAGGGCTCCATCAGTCTTGTCTATTTCAATCCCATCATACTTGATCAACAGACCTCGAAAGATCCGGTCATAGAGCCTAAATACCTCTGCAGCTCTCCTGTCTCCTACTTTCTCAATGAAGCGGGTGGAGTTGGCTAAGTCGATCACAACGATGATCGCAAAGGTTGGCTCAATGGGATTCATTTATTTCGTTGCTTTCTCTTCAAGGCAATTAAGCTCGGCTTCCAACCTCGCCAACCTGGAATAGATCTCTTTTGAATCCACCCCCCCATGAACTCTTTCCTCTAATCTGGCAATACGCTCGGATGCGTTTTGGATTTGAGGCTTCAAGGAGCTGTTGATGACTCCAAAGACTTCAATCCTGCCTTGTCTATTCGATTCAATGTGTCCTTTGCAATCCTCTATTTGATGTCGCAAGGCTTGGAGCTGCGCCTGGATCCGGGTGATCTCTTTTGAGAAGTTCCAAAGCAATCCACCGCCGGCTAGGAGGGCAGGTAGTATTTCAGTTAGTATCGATGTGATTGATTCCATAAAAAAAGACTCCGTTTTGTGAACAGAGTCTATTATATCAGAATGGATGGAGGGGAGTTGTTGAAAAGTCAGTAAGGTAATTAATCTAAGAGTTGATACTCCACAGCCCATACGCCCTCTTTGTATGCATTGAAGCTGATCAGGTAATCGCCGAGCCAATGGCCTTCAACAACTAAGTCAAAATCCGGGCAATCAACAGCACTGTCAACTTCATCTGTACCTGAGATGATGAAACTTGCTAGACCACCGGCATCATGCACATCATCAAGTAAGTCTCGTTGCTCTTCAGTTAAGTTATCTGTGTTAAATTCAATACCCATTATTTTACTCCTAAAAATCTAAGGGGTTTAAATACGTCAAACTGCAGCTCAATGGATCGGATGATCTGTTCTGGAATCGGGGTGATTGAGTTTTTTAGAG